TTGATGATACCATATCATAAACATCATCAACAGTTACTGGAATAAGGTTTGTTTTTTGGTTATCTAACCATTTCTCTTTCTCTTTTTCCAACTTCAATTCCGCTTTCTTTTCTTCGTCTCTTAGGGTAGCCGCTTGTTCATATTGTTGTGTTTTAACAACTTGAATTTTACGCTCTCTAATTTCAGAAATTTCAGCTTTTAATTTTTCAATTACTTCCGGAACCTTAATAATAACGCGTTTTTCAGACCCTAATTCGTCAAGAACATCAATTGCTTTATCTGGGAATTGTTTATCTGTCATATATCTACCAGATAATCTAACAACGGTTTCAACAACTTCAGGTTCATATGAAACCCTATGAAACTCTTGATATGATGGTAATAGATTTTCTAATATTTCAATTGTTTCTTCTTGAGTTGGTTCTTTCAAAATAATTTTTTGAAAACGTCTAACCAATGCCGCATCTTTTTCGATATGTTTCTTAAACTCATCAAACGTTGTTGCTCCAATACATTGGATCTCACCACGAGCCAATGCTGGTTTTAAAATGTTAGCCGCGTCCATAGATCCGCTTGAATTACCGGCACCAACCATTGTATGTAATTCATCAATAAAAATGATTACATCTGGATTGTCTTCAACTTCTTGTAAAATTGCTTTAATCCTTTCTTCGAATTGTCCGCGATATTTGGTTCCAGCAACTAATGAAGTTAAATCTAATGAAACAATTCGTTTATCTAATAAATTAGATGGGCAATCGCCATTTGTTATCATCAAAGCTAACTTTTCAACTAAAGCAGATTTACCAACACCGGCATCTCCAACAATAACTGCATTGTTTTTCTTCTTTCTAGATAAAATTTGAGCAATTCTTTTTACTTCAACGTCTCTACCTACAACTGGATCTATTTTACCATCTTGTGCCATTTTGATTAAATCCCTAGAGAAATTATCTAAAATAGGTGTGTTCGACATTGGTTTTTTACTTCTAGGGTTAGCTTTTGGGCCTTCCTCTGGTTCATAGTTTAGTATTGACATATCTTATTATTTTTTTACAAACGTACAAATAATAATAACATGAACAAAATTTATTAGAAATATTTATAAAATTCATAAAAAGATCTATATTAGAATATGGCAATAACATCAGAAAAAATAGAAGGAAGCGTTATATCCGTTGATATTGTGTCTTCAAACATTAAAGGTGCTAGTTTTAACACCGAAACATCAATATTAGTTATCACATTTAATTATGGTGGTATTTATGAATATGCGGGAGTGCCGTGGGAATTGTTTACTAAGTTCAGAATGAGTGAATCACAGGGAGCATTCTTTAACGCCCACATTAAAACAAAATACGTGCATAAAAAACTAAATTAATGAAATCAACGACTCTAATCGATGAATTAATGGAATTGTCCGATCCAAAAGAAGACAAGAAAATTGTGAATACGTTTAAGACTAAGGATACTTTATGTCTGGATATATTCGATAAAATTGATGATGAGTATCTAATGAAGAAAGAAATAAGAGATAAACTAACTGAAATTGCGGATGAGTTTATTGAATATTTGGATTTAGATGTATTCGTGCATGATTTGGTATTGACAGGGTCATTATCCAATTATAACTGGTCAGAGTATTCTGATGTAGATTTACATATACTAGTTGATATGGATGAACTATTAACATCTAAAAAAATAGACTCAACCGCATTTAAAAAAATCATTAAAGATTTCTTTGACGGTAAAAAACAATTATGGAACAATACACATGACGTAACCATAAAAGGTTTTGAAGTTGAACTTTATGTTCAAGATATCGACGAACCACATGTGTCTTCTGGTGTTTATTCTGTACTACATAATGAATGGGTTGTAAACCCATCACCAGATAAAGAAGATATTGACGAAGCTAAAATCCTAGAAAAAGGTGAATATTTTGCTAAACAAATAGATTCCTTAATTGAGAAAGAAAGTAAAAGTGACGACACAATAAAACAAATAAACGATCTAAAAGATAAAATAAAAAAATTTAGACAAAGTGGTCTTGAAAAAGGTGGGGAGTACTCTTATGAGAATTTAACCTTCAAATTATTGAGACGAAATGGTTACATTAAAAAATTAATGGACCTGAAAAACACTATTACCGATAAAAAATTATCTCTGAGATAATTAATAACTGTATTTTTTTACATTTATTCGGTATTTATACTATAAGAATAAGCTTATTTTTAATTTAAAAACAATGGGAGAATTAAAACCTTTAGGTAGTGAGAAGTTAGGCGGTAATGAAAAATTAAACCGTATCCTAGAACTTACATACTTTAATGAAAAGAAAACAAACAACAATAATGGCATTAAAGCCGAATTAGTTAAAGAAAGTACTAACGGTGTATATGGTATCGTAAAAGAAAAAGACGGTTACTATGTGAAGAAAGGTTTAAATGAAAGTACTCTTGATTATATCGGTGGTATGTTCATGAAAAACAAAAACAAATTTAATTCTTATTCAGAAGCATTAAAAAGAATGGACCTTTTAAGTGGCCAAGAGCTTAATGAAGATGCTACCAAATATGTTTTAAAACAAAATAAGCCTAAAGGTGAAGCTGCGCCAGTAGCACCAGAATTAGATTCAATGCCAGCGCCAGCTCCTGCAGCTCCAGAAGCTCCGGCAGCAGATAGCGAATTACCTTCAGATGATAGTTTACCTTCAGATGATAGCTCACCAATATCAACAGATGACGAATTAAGTTCTGATTCCGAAGAAGGTGGTAAAAGGTCAAGTTATATGGCTGAAGTACAAAAATACTCAGGTAAATTAGGTCAAGAACTTAGAGATCAACAAGATCGTATGGAAAGTGATGATATTAAGTATGTTCTTAATATGATCATTTCTGCAGTTGATTTAGATAAATTAGATTTTGATGATATTGAAGAAATTGCTAAGAAATTCGAACGTGATGAAGAAGAAGGTAATGAAATGCCAGCGGATGACGAAGAATTGCCAGCTGACGATGAAACACCAGAAGAATTGGCTCCAGAAGATGATTTAGCAGAAAGAATGTCTAAATTGGAAGAATTAATTAATTCTAAATTTGGTGAAGAAGAAGAAACTGAACTAAACGAATATGATCAGGAATTCGCTTCAGAAGACGAACCAGAATTCGACTCGTTTATTGACGATGAAGATGAAGATGAAGAGGAAGAAGAAATTGATATCACCCCTGAATTGGATGGTATTAATGAATCAATCAAAACAACATTAAGTAAATATTTTGAATAATGTACCTACTTTATATTAATGAACTGGGTCAAGACTATAAGGGTCAAAACCAATATGAATTTATCTTTGGTAAGGATTCAGAAGCATTAGTTGAAGAATGGTTTATAATTCCTTCTGCCGGCAGATCGATCCCACCAGAAATTGAAGACATTGATTTAGTTGGTCTATTAAAAAATACTGAATTAAAATTTGAATTAGTTCAAAATTCAGATTACTTTGGGGTGATAGATGCTGTAGATGGAATTGTTGCATTAGGATGGGAAGCATTTGATATAGAATCCGAAGAGAGACCTGTAAGGGTTTCTTTTCATTTTGGAGAAACATTAGAAAGTGTCACAGAAAAATTAGCAACTAAAGGCGCTAGATTAATAAACGAAGAAATAACATACAAATTAAAATAAAATGAAAAGAAACGAAATAGTAGAAAGATTAATCAAAGAAGGTTTTTCTGAAAAAACATTGGTTAAATTTAATGATACACAATTAAATAAATTAGCGGCCAAAATTCTTAATGAAGAAAGTGTTATGATTTCAAAAACTAGCCCAACATATGCTGCTGATTTAGCTGTAGCAAAAAAAGCTAAGAAAACTATTGAAACATATGAAGAAGAAGAAATTGAAGAGGATGAGTTAGCAATTGATGATGTTAAAGATGTTGCTAGTATTAATGAATGGGTTAAAACCGTAATTGAAAAAAATTACCATGCGGTAGCAACTAAAGGCGATGTTATGGAAGCTATTAAAACAAAATTAGCTGAAAATGAATCAATGGTTCCAATGCCAGCTAAAGCGAAAAAAGGACATAATGGTATTCCAGAATTTATGACTTACGATGCTATTACGGATGCGGGACAACCATCTGAAGCACCAACAAGGAGAGAAACTCCAACAAGAGAAAGACCAACTAGAGAGAAAGAACCAAGTGAAAACCCAAGAAAGAGCCCATTTAGAAACCCAGATAAAACACCTGGACAACAACCATTAGTTAACCCAAAACCAAAAGCTAAAGATTCTAAAGTAGTATCTTTAAAACCAACAAATAAAATTAAAATGGCAGCTGAATAACCAAACATATGAAATTACAAAAAAAAGACATATTATTGGCTATAAAGAAAAATCTTACTGAGATGCCAATGAAATTTGATACGGATGATAGTAGACCACACCAAGATGTACAAACAGATCTTGCAAACAGGAATACTGCCATGAAAAAAGTGAACTTTCCTAAAGACACTGAAGAACCACACACTAATTTTGAAGAATTTTTAGCTTCTAAAAGTTACAAACATATTGTTGATAATGTACGACGTTATACTGGTGGACCAGTTGGACAAGGTGAAGATCAACGTGGACGTCAATTATTTGATTCAATGTTAAGTGCGCAATCACGTGTAATGCAAATTGAAGCCGCTCACAGAACTGAATTAGCACAATTGGCTATCCGATTGGTTATGAAAGAATTTGGTATCCAAGAAGGTGATATTGAATATGAAGCCGAAATAAATCGACCAGATAGTAGTGACTTTAGCTCAACACCAGAAGATGAAAGCCCAGAAACCGAACAAGAAGTTGAATTAGAAAAAGAACTTTTTGATGATTTAGAAAATTTTAATTTAGAAAGAGCTAAAAGACGATTAATAAATGCAATGATGGCTGGTTCGTCTGAGCGTGGGCATTATATGTTCCATTTAGTTGATCAAGAATTGAGTGAAATTACTGGATCGGATGATTTAATAAATTTATATGGTATTTTAATGTCAGTTGCTAATGCTCAATTATGGCAAAGAGGTAACGCATTTATATTACCAGCGACTGGTGCTGGTGGTGGACAAGCTAATGCTGGTGGAAAAGAACGAGTTGATTTAAATTCTAACCCACCTAAAGTATACGCGACCGCAATTAACTTTCCAATTTTAGTTCACGAATTAATTAAAGGTACTAAAGAAGTAGTTGCCGGATTACATGGTTTACCTAAAGATAGAGATATGGCTCAACGAGTAATTGATGCCGAAGATAAAGTTGATAAAGAATTATGGGATTTACGTTTAGGACCAGCAATCTGGGACATCGTAAGAGAAAGCTTACCTGAAGAAGTGTTAACTGATGAAAATAAAAAGGAATTACAATTAATTTTCTTCCAACATATTGTTAGTAAGCCACCAAAAGAATTCTTAGTGTTTATGAAAGAACTTTTAAGCGGTAGCTCAACTGGTAAAAGATTAATGGCTGAATTAAGTCAAGGAATTAATCAAATGTTGAATGATTACGATTATGAAGAGGCAATGAATCAATTTGATGAAGACTTAAATACAACTGCCGAAAATGAAGACGAGGATGGTCTTGATGACTTTCTAAGCAGCCTCGGCATCGGAAGGTCAAATGATGATGACTAATAAACTTAAAGGTGTCGAATTCGACACCTTTTTTATCTTTAAGACTTATGAACAGTAAAATAGAACAACTAAAGGAATATGCTAAGATAATAAAAGATGCACCATATGCATTGAGAACTTATCTAACAACATATGACAACACACAAAAAAAATACGTACCATTAGTATTATTCCCAGATCAAGAACAATTAATTCAAGATTATGAGAATTATAATGAGAACATTACTAGAAAATATAGACAGGCAGGGGTTTCTACAGTAACGGCAGCCTGGATATCAAAAAAATTACAAACAGCAAAAGATACTGAACCGGAAAGAGTTTTGATTATTGCCAATAAACGTGATACTGCGATTGAGATGGCAAATAAAGTAAGACACTTTTTAGAGCAATGGCCTGAGTGGATTAATGTTGGTTTCTCACCAGATAAAAACTCAGAAAGTCGTTTTAGACTGAATAATGGATGCGAAGTTAAAGCCGTTGCAACATCTGCCGATGCCTTGCGTGGTTATACACCAACTATACTTGTATTTGATGAGGCTGCATATATTGAAGCCGGTGAAGATTTCTGGGCAGCATCTATGGCATCCCTATCAACCGGGGGTAAAATTATTTTGATTTCAACACCAAATGGTTATGATCCAATTTATTATGGTGTTTATGAACAAGCGCAAAGAGGAATCAATGACTTCCATATAACGGATTTAAGATGGTTTAAAGATCCACGTTACACAAAAGACTTATGTTGGATTAAAGTGCCGGATATTGTTCATTATATGTTAAATCGAGAACAATATAATGATAGTGAAGTAATACTACGAGATTTTGATATTGAAAAATACGAAGAATTAATTGCAGATGGATATACACCATATTCTAGTTGGTTTGAATCAATGGCGAAGAAATTCAAGTATGATAAACGTAAGATTGCGCAAGAGCTTGAATGTGACTTCTTGGGATCTGGGGATAGTGTTATTCCCGGGGAAACAATGGAGCGAATATCTAAAACCATGATCAAACACCCCAAAGAAAAATACATGCAAGGTACCCTTTGGATGTGGGATGAACCAAAAGAAGGTTGTCGTTATATTATGGGGGTCGATGTTAGTAGGGGAGATAGTGAAGACTTTTCGTCAATAATCATTATCAATTTTGATGAGAAATGTCAAGTATTAGAATATCTTGGCAAAATACCCCCAGATGATTTAGCGTCTATTGCATATAAATGGGGTACCCTATATAAATGTTTCATTGTGATTGATATTACAGGTGGTATGGGTGTAGCAACATCAAGAAAGTTACAAGAAATGGGATATAAGAGTATGTTCTATGATGGTATTAACACACAAAACATTTGGGAATATAATTCAAAAATAAACGAGAAAATTCCAGGTATTAACTTTAATAATAAACGTACACAAATTGTGTCAGCATTTGAAGAAGAATTAAGGCATGGGTTTATTGTTAGATCAAGTAGATTATTAAATGAATTGAATACGTTTGTTTATATCAATGGTAGACCAAACCACATGAAGGGTCAACATGACGATTTAATTATGGCAATGGCTATTGCAATATATGCTGGGGACATATCATTTACCCAATTACAAAGAAACGATTCAGCAAACAAAGCAATGTTAGAATCTTGGGTTATGTCTGAAAGAACATATGAAGCAGGTAAAGAATTTTATTCATATGGTACTAGTTTTGACGCTATTGGTGGTATGGCGATGGATAGTATGCCATATTCAAGACCAACTAATCAAGCGAGTAGAGAACAATATGGTCAATACTCTTGGCTATTTAACGGTAAAACAAAAAAAGCTTGATTTAACAGTTATTTTTAATTAGATTAATAAAGAAAGTATTTATATCATATGGCAAATCAAGACTTAACAGTATTTCAGAAGTTAACGCAAATATTTGGGTTTCAAAACAGAGGACAACAGGCCCCGCCTTCATTTAATTTTTCTAGAGAAGAATTATTAAGAACTGACGATCCAGTTGAATTCGAAAAAACTAAATTACAAGCGCAACAAAGTCAGTTCCTATTTGATAAATGGGCAAAACTAGACAATTCATTATATAACCAATCGGTGTATTATGAACCAAATAGATTATCAGCATATTATGATTACGAATCAATGGAATTTACCCCGGAGATTTCTGCGGCATTAGACATTTATGGTGAAGAATCAACAACTATGTCTGAAAAGGGACATATTCTTAACATTTATTCAGAATCAACAAGAGTTAAAAACATATTAATTGATTTATTCGAAAATCAATTGGACGTTAATACCAATTTACAAATGTGGGCAAGAAACATGTGTAAGTATGGTGACAACTTTGTTTATTTAAAAATTGATCCAGAAAAAGGTGTTATTGGTTGTCATCAATTACCAAACATTGAAATCGAAAGATGGGAAGGGGCGCAATCAAAATCACCTAACCAAGGAGATAATGTAATGAAGATGCCAACAAAAGAATTACGTTTTACTTGGAAGAACAAAGATATGGAATTTCAAGCATGGGAAATTGGTCACTTTAGATTATTAGGTGATGATAGAAAATTACCATACGGTACTTCTATGTTGGATAAGATAAGAAGAATTTGGAAACAACTTTTATTGGCTGAAGATGCTATGTTAATTTATAGAACATCTAGAGCACCTGAAAGACGTGTATTTAAAATTTTCGTTGGTAATATGGACGATAAAGATATTGAACCATATGTACAACGTGTTGCAAATAAATTTAAACGTGATCAAGTTGTGGATCAGAGAAATGGTCAAGTGGATATGAGATATAACCAAATGGCTGTTGATCAAGATTACTTTATCCCAGTTCGTGACCAAAGTGCGGCTAGCCCAATTGAAACATTACCTGGAGCACAAAATTTAGGTGAGATTACAGATATTGAATATATCCAAAAGAAACTATTAGCAGCACTTCGTATACCAAAAGCATTTTTAGGTTTTGAAGAAGTTGTTGGTGATGGTAAAAATTTAGCATTAATGGATATCCGTTTTGCTAGAACAATTAACAGAATACAAAAATCGTTAATTCAAGAATTAAATAAGATTGCTTTAGTGCATCTTTATATGCTTGGGTTAGAAGATGAATTAAATAACTTTACATTAGGTTTAACTAACCCATCTGCGCAATCTGATTTATTAAGAATTGAACAATGGAAAGAGAAAATTACATTGTATAAAGATGCCACATCGGATCAATCTCAAATTGGTATTTTGCCAGTATCACATACTTGGGCTAAGAAAAACATTCTTGGATTTAGTGATAATGAAGTTTTATTAGACTTACAACAACAACGTCTTGAAAGAGCAATGGGTGCTGAATTAACAACGACAAACACTATTATTAGAAGATCTGGTGTATTTGATGAAGTTGACGCTAAATACGGTATATCAGAAGATGAACGTGCAAAAATTGAAGCGGCCGCTGCGGGTGCCGTAGGTGGTGAAGAAGGTGCAGACATGGATATGGGTGGTGGAGCACCACCAATGAGCACACCAGAACCGCCGGCAGGTGGTGGTGAAGCAGAACCATTAAGTGAGACTAAAAAAAGCAAACTATTAGGAATGTTAGGTGAAAGCGAAAATTTAGGTGATTTATTTAATCTAGAAAAAGCACAACAGAATATTTATGAAATAGAAAATAAACTGAACGATATATTAAACGATTAACAAATGAACAATTTTGGGAAGATTAAATCTAAACTATTAAAAAAATTAACCGAAGCTTACGAGCAAGGGACATTTAAACAAAATACAAGAAACCTACTAAAGGTAGTTAAAAAGAATAAAGACTTTAAGGAGATGTTTGTATTCTATGAAGAAATTGAAAACAAATATTTCGATGATAAAGAAGTTGCCAAATTATATGTTGAAGAAATTGGTAACATTTTAAAAGAAAAAGCAAGTAAAGTAAAAAGTTTTTGTGAAGTAGTAAACATGTCTGTTTATGATACTCAGATTGATGAGAATGAATTATATGATTCAATCGATCAGTTATTAGAAGAAGATAACTTAAACAACATCGACAAGAAGGTTATTGCTAAGAAAAAACTAGTTGAACATTTAACAACAAAAAAACAAGTTGAAGAAAGAGGAACAGAAAACTTTGCAGTAAATGAAAGTTTATTACACGCGGTATTGGCAAACAATTTTAATGTACTTTATAATAACACATTAAATGAAGAGCAAAAAGAAGAACTAAAAAGCATTATATCATTAACCGATGATGATATCATTGGTCAAATGAAAAACTTAAAAGAAAGTTTAAATAACAAAGTTGACGGGTTATTATCAGAATCAACAGATGATGAATTTAAAACTAAACTAAACGATGTTAAAAGGGAAATGGATGACATGAATCCAACGAAGTTTAATTATTATCGTTTAAAGCAATTAGAAAACGGTCTAGAATAATCTAGACCTTTTTTTTACCCAAATAACTCGTATAAATTTTGGTATTACCAGGTTTTTTCATTATATTAGATTACACCATAAATTTAGTAATAATGAAATTAATTAATGAAAAGTGGAAAATACATCCCTTTAGGAAATCACAAAGAAGTTAAGGTAGGGTATGGTACCGTAGATTTTAAAAATCTTAAAACCGTATACATTAAAATGAATGCATGGGTTGAACCCCAAGAAGAAGATATTGATTTTGAAAAAGTAATTTCAAAGACAAGAAAAAAAATTAAAGATCACCTTAGAAACCACGATTTACAAGGTTTTTTTAAAAAAGAAACAATTGTTGATTTAGATATTAGAACTAAAGGGATTAAAATGAATAAAAGATCGTTTATGAATTTAGAGATAACATTATTTGTCGATAAATTTTTTGATGTTAAATCAAATGAAGTTAAAACTTTATTGAAAAACACAGTAAATAACACGATTGATTCATGTTTAATTGATAAATCCTTATTTAATTTTAACAAAACTAAGATTTGATTTAAAAGTCCCAGTATTTATATGAATACAAAAGTTATAAATGAAAATACTGGGACCTAACGAAACTGGAAAAGGGATATTAATTGAATATGACGCTGGTCATATCTCCCCATCAGATAACCAACACATTATTAGCGAAATGAAGAATATAGATTCATCTGAGGATCTTATTCTTTACGCTGTCTTACAAAAATATGATACACCAAATAAAAACGGTAGAATCTATCCTGAATCTCTTTTAAAGAGGGAAGATCAAAAGTATCAAGAAGTAATTAAAAAAGGGTCGGCTTTAAATGAATTAAACCACCCGTCATCATCACTTATAGATTTAGATCGTGTATCTCACGTAATCACCGAAACATGGTGGGAAGGTAAAACCTTAATGGGTAAACTAAAAATACTTACTTCACCAGGTTGGAGAAAAATGGGTATTGTTAGTTGCAAAGGTGATCAAGCCGCTATGTTAATTATGAATGGTGTTACATTAGGAATATCATCTAGAGGGGTAGGGTCGTTAAAACAAGTTAGGGGTCAAAACATCGTACAAGATGATTTTGAATTAGTTTGTTTTGATTTAGTTTCTTCACCATCAACTCCTGGAGCATATGTATTCCAAGACCTTAATGACAAGGACAAATACAACGAACACATTGAAGAAAAGCCAGTTATGGAAGATAAAATGAAAAGATTAATGGGTAAATTTGACTCATTCCTTTCAAAATAATTAAAAAAATAAAATTATTTAGCTTTTATAATATCAAAAACTAGGTTTTTTTAAATAATGCACATATTTATATAGTAAATCAAATAATTAAATGAGCGAAAAATCCATTTTAGAACAAGCGTTACTTCAAGTACAAACCCTTGAGGAAGCAGTAAAGCAAAATGCAAAAGGTATACTTGCTTCAACAATGAAACAAGAACTAAATGACTTGCTTAAAGAAAGTATGGAAGAAGAGGAAGAGGTTGCTGAACAACCAATCCCTGGCGAAGAGGAAGAAGACGGTATGTCTGACGCTGATGCTGATGAAGCAGATGCAGAAGAAAACGATGACGAGACCTCGATAAATGATGAACCATTCAAAGACATCGATGGTGACGAATCTGAAGAAGACGCTGAAGGCGAAGCTGAAGATGAAGAACCAGCAATGGACGATGATTTCGCGTCAATGGATGACGAAGATGACATGGATTCTGATGACGATATGTTAGATATGACTGATGCTTCTGATGAAGAGGTATTGAAAGTATTTAAAGCAATGTCTGACGAAGATGGCATCGTAGTTAAAAAAGACGGAAACAACATCGAACTTAAAGATGAGGATGATGACTACATCATTAAATTAGGTGATGATGCTGAAGAATCTGATGAAGATTTCGGAGCAGATTTATCTGAAGAAGAATTCCCAGCAGCTGACGATGAAGTAACTGATGAAGAGGTTTACGAAATTGACTTAGATGAAGAAGATGAAGACGAAATGT